TACAAACCAGCAGTAGCGTTAGCCACAACAGGCCCAGTTGTTGCAGTTGAAGTAAACGTACCGCCAACTGAAGAACCAGTAATAACAGCGTCGGCGATTGTAGTGCCAGAAACAAGTTCTGGATCAGCAAAAGCTACGCCAACAGGTTTAGTATTAGCCATAATTTTTCCCTTGTTAAAAAGAAGGCGCCGAAGCGCCCCCTTTACATTAGCTAATGCGGTATGCAGTCCACGATCCGTCGCCGGTCTTGCGCGCGCGGAAATGGGCTGAAGTTGCAGTAGTTACGGCAGCAGCACCAACGATTGTCCAACCAGTGCCAACAGCCAAAGTGACTGAGTCTGAACCATCAGTGTTGATAACAAAGAAGTCAAATGCAGAATTGACCTTTTGTGCGCTGGACATATCTGCTTCCAACAAAGCGACTGTTGGCAATGTTAGGTTGCCAGCGGTGCCGTCAAAAGTAAACAGACCATTTTGGAGTTGTGCAGCCGTTGCGGTTGCGGCTGCTGTCAATGCAAGAGGCGCGCCTTGAACGAACATAATTGCTTCGTCAGTTGCGCCTGCGCCGACCTGATAACCGCCTGTGCCATTAGAAAGTGCCATGATAAATTTCCTTGAAAAAAGTTACGAATGGGGGCCAAAGCCCCCATTGATTTAGCCCCAGAGACGGACGGCAGTGACGGGACGGATGGCAGCGTAGCCATACAGCACGTCAATACGGCAGGGGAGGCGGTCGTTGTTGATGTCGTACTGACGTACGATACGCAACGAAATACCGTTGTGGACTTGGCGCGAAGCCATGTCAACGCCCTGTGGCAACAACAAGTCAGCCGTAGCAAAGCTAATGGCATCTTTGTGGTAGACCAAGTTCTGTGGGTAACCGGTATTGGCTGAACCCAACATCGTCACAACAGCAGATGCCTGTGGGAACGAATTGACAGTAGCCAATGCGTTACCAGCAGTGTACAGCGCTGGGCTGATGCTCAGAGTGGCTGTCGAAGAACCAGTTGCCACAGCAGTCACGGTGAACTGTTGGAGGCTACCGGTCGATTGACGGGTCTGTGGGTTAACAGCAAAAACGCTGCCGATTGTGAACACGTCGCCGACGTTCCATGTCTTGCTCGAACCAGTGAAACTGATACCGAGAGTTGACTGACCTTCAGTTGCGACAGTTGATGTCACAGTGATGGCAGTACCCCAGTCGCCGTTTGTGTGGTTGCTAATTGACTGAGACATATTGATCTCGTCTAGACCCAAAATGCCCTCACCCATCATGCCGTTCTTGAACTGACGGCTGATGGCGCCGGTTGGGTTAAACAGACCTTTCATGCCTTCAACTAGGCCAGCGTTTGCAGCAGGGTTAACTGTTGCGTAGCGTGGTGACATAGGTGTGGCGAACTCGTTTAGTTTCTGGTTGGCTTGCAACAGAACGAGCGACGTAGCAGGCGTAGTGCCTGGTGTGCCGACGGAGTTAGCAATGCCTTTGTACGAAGTTGCAACGTCGGCGTCAACCGAAGATGCCAACTGCGAGACGCGAGGCTTTAAGACACGCTCTGCGAAGTCATCCAACTGCATTGTAAGTTCGGCAGACGTAAAGTTCACGCCGATATGCTTTTGGCTGGACACGGTCAGCGTTGTGAACTGTTCGTTGTCGGCCTGAACTTGCAGGGCGGCACCGTCAGTCACCAGCGCACGATCGGGCAGGCGGATACGGAGGGTTGAACCAATCTTGGCGCCTTCAACAGCGAAGGAGTCATCGTACTGGCGGTTGACGTTACGGGTGATGACAAGGTTGTTCTCAAGGATTTCAAGAGACTTCCGTGTGATCATGTCAATGGTTAAGAGTGAATTACTCATTTTGATTTCCTAAAAGTAAGTTAGCGGTTGCGTAGCGCTTCTTGCTTTTTAATCTGACGCTGCCGGTCGGCTTCGATCCAATCTGAGGTGCTCATCGTTTTGATAGAGCGTGGGTCAGTCGTATCGTATGCGGGCGTACCCGTGCTTCTGGCAGTAATCGGACTAATGGGCGTTGGCGCATTAGAGGTTTTCTTAACTGGTGGATCAGAGGCTAATTTAGCTTCCAATTTACCAATTTCCTTAGCCTGCAAAAGTGGCGATAAACGGGCAATGCGTTCAGCTTCTTTCGGATTAGCGCCTAAGTGGTAAGCCACTTCGGGACCAATATCAGATGCTTGAATCGACTGAGCCATCGCGTCAGTGATTGGAAGATTAGGGTTGTAGGCGACTTGCTCGAAGTCGTCGTACTTTTCTCTAGCCTTTTCCTCTCTGTCGTGATACGACTCTAAAAGTTCAGTCCGTTGCCTGTTCTGCTCTCGTTGTGCCAAAAGTTGCTCGGCTCTTTGCGTTGCAAGTGCATCTACATACGCATCGGTCGATTCAAACTGTTCTGGCGCTACGGGAGCAGATGTTGGCATCGGGGGCTGCGCCCTTTGAGCCTGCTCTCTTTCCCACTTACGTTGCTCTCTTGCGAGCCTTTTCCCAATGGCGGCGTCCAGTTCTTCCTGACTAAAGGTCTTGGCTGGCTGCTGTTCTTGGTCTACTTCCGGCGTTTGTACTTCAGATACTGGGGCTACCGTAGCTTCCAGTTCCGGCGCGGGCACTTCCGCTTGGCTTACTTCTTCTGACATTTTCGTTTCCTGAGAAACCTCGGTTTACTGAACCGATACAGTATGAATATACAGTATTTTACTTAACTTCTGCAATAACAAAGACAATTTAACGAATGCGACTTTGTGCTGGTATTAGTGCTGGTGCTACTACCCACGGCGTTCCTGTAGATGTAACGGGATTTTTAAGTGCGTCAAGTTGTTTTGCAAGAGATGTTTCAATTGCATCTTTATCGACACCGTTATCCCAAATCCATTCCAAGACTTTTGCCATTGTTACGTTGGCGTATGGCGTTACTGACACGCCGTTCGGCCATGAAGACGTTGAATAAGTTAATGCTGTAAAATCACCATCAACCGCTGTACATTGAAAATGGGCCGTAATGATAAAACCAGTAGCGGTTTCATAATCAGTTTGTGATACGTTCCAAGTGTATGTCGTCATGGTAAATCCTTTTAAATTAATTTCCAACAGCTAAAACAGTTGGGAGCGATGAATAAGTTATGACAATAGTGCCTGCATTTGGAACGCTAACACTAGTATTTGTTGCAGCACCAACAGCTAAGCCATTAAGAGTAATAACAGAAACTGCGCCACTAGCAATTACAACTGTTTGTGTATCGCCAGTATTGTTGGTGTATGAAAATGGGCTAGCTGTAACGCTTAATGTTGATGTTACTGGGTTATAGCCAGGGTTCTTAGATAAAATGCCGCCCGACCCTGCGTTGGATAGCCCATCTTGGATGTTAGAGCCTACCACCGAATAATTTCTAGCGTTAGCGTCAAAACGAAAACCGCCTCCACCATTTCCAGCAGAGCGACAGCCAGTAAGATTTGGACCTATTGACCCAACACTAGCGGGGGCCCAAAAGAAACCATATTGGTTGGTAACAGCAGCAGAACTATTAAAATAAAAATTGCAACCGCTAAGAGTAAAATCGCAATTTGTAGATTCTGCTAATAAACCTGATCCTGAAGAATTATAAAAACGGCAACCAGAAAATATAATGTCTTGGTATGTGCCTGCGTTAAACGCACGAACACCACACGCTTCATCGTTTCCGCTTGTAAGTTTTCCGGCTGATGAAAACCAACACCCGTTAAAGGTAATTTGTTGCTTAGTTCCTACGCCATCAAATTTTACGCAGTCTGAGCTTTTTGTAGCGTCAAAAAAACATTGAGTAAAATGATGATTTGCTGAACGTACCGTTGGTTCAATTAGCATATCATTGTTAACAAACCCACCAATGTCACAATTTACGGCAAATACTGCATCACAGTCGGTGATATTTAACGCATATAGACCGGTAGGCGCATTTTGAGTAATATCATTGTTTCCTCGCAAAAACAATGAATCCAACATGATGTTAGCACCTGAACCCGCTGTTCCTTGTGTCCCCAAAATAATAGAACTGCCCGCCCCCGATGGCGTAGTTATTGATACGGCATACATCCAACACTGCTCAAATCCTAAAAAATTAAACCCGTTAAAATGTCCGGTAAGTTTTAAATTTTGAAATGAGCTACGTTTTTCTGCTGTCAAATAAAAATAGCTTCCTGCGGTTCGTGTTACTGAAGAAGCAATCGAGAAATCTCTAAATGTTCTCCATACAGAAGTACCAGAATCATAAAAAACATTGGCTGTCGTTGAGTTTGACGTAAGGATAGTGTTATCTACGCCATCGCCCTCAAATATTACGTTATCAGCACCAGTGATGTTAATTGCAGAGGTAACTAAATAAGTACCAGCAGGAACATGGATACGAGCGCCGCCAACAGAAATTGCATACGCCCAAGCGGCTTGAATAGCAACAGTATCATCTGTAGTCCCATCACCAGTTGCGCCAAAATCAAGGACGTTAATTGGCGCACCATCTATCATTGAGTATGAAACTTTGGTCAACATTCTATTTTCCTAAATCAAGGATGAGACAGCTTATATTCATCAAATTCGTTTCTAAGTTCTTGAATGAATGAAACAAGGTTTGCAATCACTTCTGCACTAGACGGTTGAATTGCTTGATATTGAGGATTGCCATTAGCGTCTACAGCATCTTTTTCGCCTACGCCAGACTGAGTTGCAACTTCCATAAACTCATGCGCTATAAAGCCAACACCCTCACCTGAGCCGTCCCACCATTGCCACTTCTTAGGCTGTAACGCCATGATAAAGTCTTTAGAACCTGTTAGGGGCTGTTGGTCATTCTTTAAGCGATAGTCTGATGTGAGGTTGTATAAAACGCCAGTTGTGCCGTTTTGTGAAATATTACCAATCTGCCCTGCATTATAAATAAACGCTAAATAATTTGAACCAGACGCAGAACCGTTTATGTGTTGAATTGCAGCCCCTGAATTTCCGGCTGCGCTGTAACCTGGAAGAAAAAGAAAACCTGATTGACCAAACGATGCGCTGGTAGTACCAACTAGCAAGTTGCCAGAAGCATCTAGCGTCATACCCGTATTAAAGGGTACGTTTGTTCCTGCTGTTCCTGATGGGGCGTATCTAAATACATGAGATCCAGCAAACTGGTAGTAATCAGTTACAAAATCAGTAGTCAGGTATTTATAGTTAGAACCGTCAAAGTATGTGTTGACCGAAACGTGGCCAACAGCACTAGAACCCCATAGCGCAGTACCTGTCAGTTGCACCACATTACCGACACCAGACCAAGCGCTAGATGTGCCGCCAACAGCAACTACCGCACCGTCAAACAATAAATTGGCGCTTGTCGTAGGCACCTTACTTGCATTTAAAAATTGTATGGCGTTTGCTGTGCCGACTGCAACAGGAGTAGCTTGGATATTAGCAATGCTTGCTTTTACTGTTGTTCCGGTTTGCACAATAGGCAAAACCTCAGTCCCCGCAAGCGGGGTAGTCGCCGCTGTTAACGCTGAAATTTTCTTGTCTGCCATTTTAGTTCCTTAAATTCCGCTGTTAAGACCAGTTGAGCCATCTGCGCCACCAATCGGGCCGCTGCCTGAGTTTGTGTAACGTGTTGCAACAGTTGATACGTTTGCAGTATTTCCAACAATACCGCAGCCGCTAGATGTTACGTCAATGACTACACCTTCAGTTGCACCGTCAAATGAGTTGCCGTTGACCATGACTCTAGCACCGCCAATAATTTCAACCATCTTGCTAAACGCTGACGGGTTGCCACCTTTAAAGATGTTGTTCGCGATTACGCTGTACCCGCAGCTATTCATATAAATGCCTTTATCTAGCATACTAAACACGCATCCAGACACCGTTAATCCTGAACAATTATCAGCATAAAAACCGTCTGTATATATGGTGTTTGTAAGAGCCATAAACTCATGCCCGACTACGTTAACAGCACCAAGACAAGTATCAAGATAAATATTTTGTGCAGCAACACCAAGTGTGTCGGGGTTGCTATACCCACCGATAATTTGCAAAATGCCGTTGGACGGCAAACCATCAACAAGGATGCCCTGCACAAAATATCGGTCCACAATCGGGTTGCGGATGATTATGTCCACGTTGAAGTTAGGCGCAGACGTATAATCCAGAGAATAACCATAGTTGGTCAAAGCAGTTTCGCAATTGTCAAATTGAATGTCCGACATATATGAGCCGTACACTTTAAAACCAATCTGACCGGTTAACCCAGACACGCCAGACGAATAACAATCGCGCAATATGCTTGATGCGTTGGCGCTCGCCGAACCTGACGCGCCGCCATAAATTACAAACCCAATAAAATTGTTTGTGCTGCCTGTGTAGGTTGAGCCGACTTTAGTAATCTGCGAATTAGTTGCGCCTTCCATGCGGAACCCAAACAAAAAGTCGTGGATTTGCATACGCTCAACAATTGCAAATACTGTGAAATTTAAATCCAAACCAATTGAATTGGCAGTCGCTGCGGTGGCCAAAATGATGCTGAAATCGCGCAACATAATGTTGCGAATTGGAGTACCAGAAACGCCATTTACTTTAATGCCGTTTTTGTTTGCGCCAGTGACTTTAATCCACGAAGTATTGTTGCCAGCACCTTGAATCGTGACGTCATCATAGTTGATGGTTAACTGATCTGAGATTGCGTAAAACCCAGCTTGCAATTGAACAATACCGCCGCCACTCAAGCCAACAGCATCAATTGCAGCTTGGATTGCTGCTAAATCGTCTGTTGTGCCATCACCGACAGCACCAAAATCATTGACGTTAACAACTTGACGCAGTTTGTCTTGAACAGAGATAGCTACCGCACCGGTGCCTTCTTGTAAAAAGCCAACCCAATCAGAACCATCATTGTCGGCTAAGTCTTGGACGTTACCTGTTTGACCTTTAAATCCAGTAAACCCAACTTGCGACGCATCACCGTAAGACGATGAGTTAATTGTGGCGGTCGTAAACTTAACCGAAGCCCCAACGTGCAAACCGGTCACAAAAGTAATGACTGTGCTGCTAGTTTCAACGTAGGCGTACTGAGCGCCTGGACCGTACTGGTTTACACCGTCCACAAACACCGACAGGCTATTAGTGCCTGGTTGGTATTGCATGGTGGTCAGCGTAAAGACGGTCTGGCCGGCAGTCGCCGTCTGAATCTCTTGCTCACCGGTGTAATTAATAAAATTGGCGTTAATGCCAACAATATTGTCATAAGTGCCGATCAATACGTCATTTGCGTCTTTAAGAAGAAACTTGTACGACAGTCCATCTGTCAACCAAATCTCACCGCTAGGCACACGCCCTGATGCGTCAAGAATAATAGGGTTGCTGTGGGCTGTGTTACCGCTGCTGCTTGTGTATGTTGTCTGCGGTGTAGAAGACCCAGCAGTGTAAGTGTAAATCTTACCGCCGGTCAGAATTACACCGTTATTATCAAAAAATTGTGCGGCAACGCCGCCAACTGGGGAAAGATTGACTGCCATGTCAAGGCTCCAAAAGGATCAAGCCGCCGTCTTCTTGGATTAAATTATCCCCAGACTCGGTAAGAAGGTTGCTCACAGAAGCACCGCTATCACGGGTACCCGAGAACAAGGTCGCAATGCCACCAAGCCCAAGGGCTACACTGTTACGCAGGGCGACACCGAAACTCATTCTTTATTAACCGGCTTGCAATACACCGATCCAGCATCAGACACCTGAATGGCGCTTACTCTCCACAATCCACCTGAGCCATTAGGCACGGCAAACGGGATGGGCGTGAAGGCGGGGATTGGGGTGCTGGCAGTTGTTGCCACCGCGCCTTCGCCGACTTCAATGTAAGCGGGGGTAGTAGACCAAACAATGACGCCTTGAGGACCGGCATTCCATGTGCTTGTGTTGCCTGCTGATCCCGTGTACGCAACAGCTGCGCCAGGAAAGTCGGCTTTTGCCAATGGTTTAAGAAGTTCCATATTTAGCCCGTGTTGTTTTTAATTAAACAAATATTAAACATACTTGAGACAGAATTGTTAGCGGCTGAACCTATTGCAGTCGCACCGATACAATTTTTCTCTGGAATAGCTGTTGGGTAATCAAACACATATTGCACAACGCCGTTGTTTAGCGTTGTAATTGCGCCAACACGAACAATATTATCGTCAGATGAATGAATAAGAAGTTTTCCTGTGACTGAAGTACTACCAGACGCTTGCCCAGCAGTAAACATTCCATGAACCAAATATCCCGTATAACCCGCTGGGACACAATAATGACCCGTAGTGCGGTTGTTATAGCCAATTGATATTATATCGTACAGCACGGCAGGAACGCCAGACGTTACAGTGCCTGTGCCGACGTTAATGTTGCCTGCGTTTGCACCGCCAGAGCCTACGGAAGTTACCGTTAGCCCGTTGACATATAGGTAACTATTGACAGTGTTGACCGCTGTCTGACCGTTCAATACAACCGTTTCAGACACTTCATCGTAGCTGCCGTTTAAGCCTGTGATACGAACAGAGCGCGCGCCTGTGCCACTTGGGCTTGCATCCACAGCGTCACTTGAACTTATTTTTAAAACGGAAGCAACAGTAGGGTGAATTACAGTGCCACCATCTGGCCACACTGATTCCTCAGAAGTATCAATATCAGGGTTGTAGCCAAATATTGTTATAGCTGAATGACCTTGCACTTGCCCACGCGCCACTTGTAAAGCAAAATTTTCGTTTTTGCCGTACTGAGTTTGCGAGACGTAAGCTGTTGTCATGCTAAAAACCTTAATCGGTAGAGAGTCGTCAAATACAACTCAATTATATTATCTATCAGTTGCTGCATTGTGGAGTCGTCTTTATCACAGATTTTATACCGATTAGCCTCAATATCCTCTAATTGGTTCTCTAAAAAATCAACTACATTTGTAGTCTTTTTAGCAGAACTCAAAGAAATCGGACCCATCAAGCCACTTCGCCCCTGATACGCTTCAGCAAATGCGTCTGCAAGTTCGATAATGTTCTCATAGAACTTTTGCAGTGCTTTGTGCTTAGAATAGCTGCGAGTATTCAAATGCACGGAGTGCGTAACATCCCGCGCTAAAAACAGCATACCTACAAAATCACAGGCTTTCATCTTTGTGGCTCCATCATTTCAGGGGGCGGCATTTGTTGCATTTGATCAGGCGGAGGCATCATCTGTTCTTGTGGCGGTGCCATTTCAGGCATCTCAAAGGCTTGACGCTCTGGCGCGCCACCAATCAGATCGCCCGTATCCAAGGCAGCCGCAATCGTGCCGTTAACAATATCTTGAATTTGCTCAAAGGTCATGCCGGCTTGGACTGCCGAGATACGTTTGGTTTCAGCATCAAACGCCTTGATCTGAGCCTCGTAATCCGCACGTTGCTGCTCTTGAACCTCGACAGACTTGCCGATATTCTGGAGCATATTCATCATCTGCTCCATCTCTTGATTCATGGCATCCATTTGCATCTTAGCGGCCTGCATCTCAGGTGAGTCATCGCCGCCTTCCATGATCTTAGGATCAATGGTCTTGGCAAAGCGCTTGGACATTTCCTGCGCACCAGGCCAATCCATGTTCTTGATGAACAAGTCGCCCGCAACCGCCCACAACTGTGGGTTGCCTTGCAAGAGCTGCGCCATCGCCTCCAGAGCTTCCTGACGCTTAGTCATGTAGCTTGGGCCGGTCGTCACACAGACATCGTACTTACCAACACCGAGGTTATAAATCTTCTCAAGCACAATGCCCTGCTGATCCATAATCTTATTGACCGGCATGGGCTGATTAGGGTTTACCTTAATAATGCCTGTTTCGCCGTCTTCACCAACAATGCGCGCAATGCGCTCAGTGTCGTAAATTTTAGGGATCAAGTCCACGATCTGACGGGTAATGTAGCGCACCGCACGCGCAAGGTTATCAACGTAGTGATAAGTCCCCACATCCGATTGACGCTCGCGGGCCAAGATAGCCTTACCAGAACGCTCGTTAGAGGTCTGACCAAGGCTAGAGTCATATTGTCCTGTGGTGCCCTTAATATCGTCACTGGCGCCCATTTTGGCTTGAATTAGACCAGTTTGGGGCAGTGGTGGGGGCGCACGCTGTGGCAAGGGCAATACCGCACCCGCACCGTCGGTCACATCAGGGTTGACTTCCAGATACGGCCAGTTGGTCGTGTTGGCTGTCTTCCACTGGTTCTCGTAGCCCTCGAACTGACCACCGTAGCCGATAAAGGGGGCTTTGGGTGCCAAGGCTAACATCTCAGCTTCTTGGCTCGTCCAGTAGTTATACATCCGCTGCGCATCTTTAGCGTTACGCACGATGCCGGAGACATAAATGCGACCGTCAACCTCAAATTCGTTGCCGACCACTCGCACCACAGGAATGTTTGAGCCCGCCCAATCTTGCGACTCAAGTATCTCAAAACCGTTGATTTTGCACCACTTGACCTTCTTAATGTCAACAATGCGGGTCTTAATTGGCTTCATGCCGCGCATGGCCATGTCTTCGTCTTCAGCCGAGCCCTTCATGGCCGACACGTTGCCGTAGTACAGGTTTAGTGTGGCTTTCTCATGCTCAATATAGAAGTACTCAGCAATACGCACCGTGTTTTCGCTTACCCACTGCGAGATAGAGGCATCGCCCACGCCCTGCGACATCATAGATGAAATAGGTTGGGCATCAGGGAACTGGCGCTCGTATTCAGCTTTAGTCAAGTCTTCGGTAATGAAGCACCACTGCGCATCTGAGCCGCAAGGGTCTTGGATGGTTGGGTCCATGTACACCGAGAACGAATTGCGAATCCTGCCAATCTTAATGTCTTGGTTAAAGCTATTGTCGTCGCAGTACTCAGTGAGCAGACGGATATACCCTTCGCCGTACGCCACTTGGTTCTCACACGCCGTGTCATACGCCACATCCGCATCCGAGATGTACTCTATATGGCGTACAAGCCCGTCAAATACTTCCGCTACTTCAACATCCGCCTTGTCGTCCACGGGAATTACTTTCCCGCTTGGTCGGTTTTGGCGCTGATCGTTGGTAACTTGTCTGACGTGCTGGGGTAGCTTATTGATGGTCAAGCATGGGCGGGCGTTGATCGTCTGACCTTGCACCGCACCACGGGTGGCCAACACATCGGCTGGCCACTGCCACTGGTTGTCAGGACTTGCCGCATAAAAGCGTAGATCATCCAGTTCATCTTCGCGGCTTTCCGAATATGCTGAAACAGCCATTGTAAAACGGCTTTTGGCGACTGACAGGATGTCTTTATCTTTCATATTGTTCCAATTACGTCCTTGTCTTTCATCATTAGCAACCCATCAAACTCTTGGTCAATGGTGCCGCTGTACATGATGTGGTCACCGACCGACACCATGAGTGGGCGACTCGATCCCTTCTTGCCTGGGCCTACTGCCACCACCACGCCCGTGCGCATATCTTCTTCAGGCATAATAATCAATCCAGACTGCACAAACGGGTCTGGTTTGACTACGATGTTATCGTTTATTGGTCTGAGCATTTTTCTTCACTGAGTAGGCGATTGCAACGGCTTGTTTAACGGGCTTTCCGGCTTTGACTTCCGCTTTAACATTAGCGCGAAACGCCTCTTTTGTAGGTGACTTTTTTAGCGGCATGCTAGGCCCCCATCCATGAAGTTTGTACGCCGCTTGCAGAATACCCCCTGCGTATGGTCTTGTCAACAGTCTCACGATGCGCCATCGGATACGCAAACGTCACGCATATCGCATCGGCGGCATCTGGTGAGGCCAAGCCTCTTGATCGCATATCTTTTTTGCTCTCTAAGAAGATCGTGCCCTTGGAGTCCGGCTTCATCATGGGCGAGATAAGGTCACTCTTGAGCAGTCTGTCTGACGGAATAGAGGCAGACTTCAACCAAGTACGCATCTCGCCCCACATCTCTGCTCGTTTATTGCCGTACATAAGCTGATTCTTGGAGCGGCTACCAAAGTTCACCCCCCGAATCTTATAGCGCTGCTCTTTTAAGCGATCCACAACCCCACCACCCACACCGCCCTCGTCAATCACGACCATTGCGGGGGCGTATTCCTCAATCGTCTCAATGACATGACCCACCACCGTCATCGTATCGTCGCCCTTGTAGCGTTTGATGGCAATAATGTCACGCCCTTGCCGCACCGCAATGACCGTTGAGTCCGACCCAAAGCGCGCTGGGTCAACCCCCACGACAATGGGGGCGCTTAGGTCTTTGTAGCGAGCACGACGCATGGCCTCATCCACAATCAATGCGGATATAAACTGATCATCGCCCGCCGACGGGAAGTCACCGTACACTTCGACTGCCGCCTGTGAGGAATCTGCCCCATACTCGTCAATAATCTGTTGGTAGACCGCCTTGTCCGTACCCTCGACCGTGCGTGCGTCCACAATCTTAGTGTTCCAAAAGTCACGCTTAGAATTGTGGCACTCGAAGAAGTAACCAGTGTTGCGCCGTGGGTTTGAGAACGCCAACCAAAAACGGTTTGGTGTGTTCTCGGTAAAGAAACCCGCGGTCACCGCCCAGATGGTGTCGTCAATACCGGAGGCCTCGTCAAAGATCACCATCACACCGTCGTAGTTGTGCACACCCGCGTACGCATCAGGATTCTCGCTTGACCACAAGCGTCCTTCCACCGACCAGTAGCGCGTACCTTTCTTTAGGTCGCGCTCAACGAGCTCGGTAATCCACTTGGCGGGCATGAGCCTAGTAGCTGAAACCTCGAACCAGTGCGAGTTCAAAGACATCGCCAACCATTTAGTGATCTCTGCCCAGGTAACCGAGCGCAATTGAGATTCACTGTTTGCCGAGATGATGGTGGTAGAGCCAATCCGTGTGGAGAGCATCCACAAGGTAAGCCAGCTAACCAACGCCGATTTGCCAATACCTCGACCCGAGCTGGTTGCCATCCTAAACGTGTCAAAGTCAACCTTGCCGCCGTTTTGTTTAATATGCGCGGCCAGATCAGTCAGCACCTCCCGCTGCCATTTGCGGGGGCCGGTAAAGCCCTCTAGAGGCGTGCCTTTCTGATTCCATGGAAATGCGTACAACACAAACGCTAGTGGGTCATCCTTGATCTTGGGTGACCAAAGCGCTGACATGAGTTGCATCTCGTCTTGGGGAGAATAGACAGTTGTTTGCATAAAACTGATTGTAAATGAAAGTGATGTTGAAGCAATAATAAAAAAAATAAAAAGTTTTAGTGGGCACTGCGCACACACACACTCCCCGCGCAGGGACCTACCCCCCCCCTTCGTTTGACGCAACGCAACAATGTTGCAATGCGGCATGGCATGGTGCGACGCACAATATTGCGACGCAACAAAACGAGCGATGCAATGATGCAATGCAACATTGTGCGATGCAACATATTTATGTTGTGCGACGCAACATGGTGCAACGCAACAAGGCGACACACTGTTTCACGTGGAACAATTGTGCAATAGGTTTTGCTTATCAATATTAAATAATTGATTAATAAATATATGCGAGGATTTGCGAGGATTTTCGTAAACACTTGTGATTTATTGTGAGATCTAGTGTTAATATATGTACTCCTAAACTGATTTATCAAACCCAAGGAAATACATCATGATTACGCTTATCACTGAAGACGGCTATAAATTCTACCTGTTAGACGACGGACGCGTCGTTGATTCATTAGACGAAGACACTCGCGACATGTCATTTGATACGCTTGCTCAATTTGTAGAGGCAATGCAATCATGATTGAAAAAATACTGATTGTTTGTGCATCGCTTGGCGTGTTTGCCATTGTCATTTCTGAAATTGTGAGATCAATACCATGAAAACCGAAAAAGACTATTGGACACTTCTAGATCAACTAGATGAAATAGAAGTTAAAAACGGCATTCGCTTGATCGATCATAGTATTGATCTAGAAAATACAAGCGACGCTGAATTGAGTGAAGACGACGCGGGATATTGGGATTACATGTATGGATCGGCCAAATATTGGGCCGACGTGCGAGCCGAACTTTATGGGGTGAAATTATGATCAAGCTTTCAGTTACATCTAAATTAGACGGGATTCGCTCGTGGTCGCTTCAGGCCATTGATACTTGCCCTGGTGCAATTGCATCGCCCGGTGAATTGGTCGACGCGTGCAGGGGATGCTATGCCACTACAGGAAATTATCGCTTCGCTAACGTCAAAGCCCCAAGGGAGCACAATAAGATTGACTGGCAACGCTTGGAATGGGCCGACGATATGGTGCAGGCCTTGCAAAACGATCGATTCTTTCGCTGGTTTGACTCTGGCGATATGTACGCTTTAGGATTGGCCGAAAAAATGCTCGACGTAATGACTCGCACGCCATGGGTTAAACATTGGCTCCCCACACGTATGCACAAGTTCCCCAAGTTCCGTCGCGTGCTGGAGCAAATGCAGGCTTTGCAGAATGTATCGGTACGCTTTAGCTCTGACAGTGTTACCGGCCAATACACTAAGGGCCTTCATGGCTCGGTCATTATCCCCACACCGGCCGACGTTAAAAAGGGAATGACACTATGCCGCGCGTATGAGAACGAAGGTAAGTGCTCTGGTTGTCGTGCGTGCTATGAAAAAGGCGCCAAGGTTATCGCATATCCAGCCCATGGGGTATCAATGGCCAAGGTTATCCGAATTTTGAGGGCAGCATAATGACAAACCTTGAAATCATGGAATATTCAGCGCTGCGCGCAGGCTGCGAGCGCGCCTTGGCATTACTCGAAAATCCTGACGCGTCAGAATTTGACGCTGATAATGTTATCAATTTTCTTAAAATCATATTAAAGGAAAAAGCATGAACAATTACAAAATTACAATATTGGCCAAGCTCACAATTGAAGTGACGGCCACCAACGACGATTCGGCCATTCTGCAATTGGATACGACCGAGCTAGATCAATTCAAGCTCGTTGACTTCGACGTGATCGAGTTTGAGAACGAGGGCAAGCATTATGCAAATTAAATACACCAACGGCCGGCCGGTAGAGCATGGCGACGTCGTCCACATTAAAAACAAACCTTACACCGTCGATTCATTCGACGTTAAATCGGGCTACGTTTACGCGCGCAGTATGGACGAATCCCACACGCTGCGCCCATTTTATCCAAAAGACATAGGCGCCCAATGGGATAACGTGCATCCAATTTTTAAAGGGTTGATGCCGTTATGACCTTTTCCCTTGTTGCGGCCGCTGTAGTTCTCTTGATGATTCTAGTCTTCGACCTATAGCAAACATACCCCTAGGAACGATTTAAACCCGCTTAGGCGGGTTTTTTTATTGTGCCCTATACATCACCCATCATATTGATTTAAACTTGCTACGCACTCACCTTCAATAATGGACATTCACAATGGAACACGTTCAAACACCCATGCAAGTATTAGCCGATAGCAGGGACCGCGACGATTGGGGGTACTTTGTCACCTTATACGATTGGCCAAAACTGTGGCCCGAGATACTCCGGGACATAGGTAATGGCTCTAGCCTAATTACCGCCATTAAAAAAGAGGGCTATCCGACCTATGACAGCGTACAAAAATACATGCGAGCTAATCCCGAGATTAGGCGCCTATACGATGAAGCGATTGAAGCAAGGGCCGACTATCTCGCTGAATCCCTTATCGACATATCTGAGGAAAAACCGCCAGAAGGTTTAGACGGTCCCCAGTTAAGCGCCTGGATAAACCAAATGAAGATTCGAATTGATACTCGGAAATGGACCGCTGCCAAACTTCGACCTAAAGCATGGGGTGACAAAATCGACGTCTCGGTTACCCACACTCAAATATCAATCGTATCTGCACTAAAAGAAGCTGAGGCTCGCTTAATCGATAACGTAAGCGATATCGAGCCCAATGAACCCGAAACTATACCCTTAAACAATACTTAATTATCTACCAAACACCGCCGCACCATAAATCGTACCAATACCAGCTATCTTATAGATAGCTGGTACGGTTTGGTACGGTTTTTATGGCTTTTTGCCCCCAAACCGTACCAAAAGACAAACCGTACCATTGGTACGCTTTGGTACGGTTTTGCCTCATTCAGCACCCCTCATAATCATCATGCTTTGAGCCATTAATTTATCGCTTACCACCCACCCATGACCCTCTGTTCTAAGTATATTTGAGTTAATTAACTTGCCCATAAACCTTGACGACTCGCTCGGGTTAAGCATTTTCTGGACCGTTGCCTTTGCAATTTCCTGTTTATCTAAATATTCCTTCATGGCAGATCGGGATATATAGGGCTCGCCTTTTAGGTCTTCGGCGCCAGAATCGAACCATGCGTTCTCGAACATTTTGCGATGTTCTTGCACTTTATTGTCGGACGCGGTAACCCGCACTGGGGCATCGACCAACTCCAAAGTGGCACTTTTTACGGGTTCGCCGTCCTCATCAAACCAACCTGGTATCACGATAGGTGCGATGCGGGCATACAAGGGTTCGGACAATTCGCCGTCTTTTTGCTTGCGTTGGACGATTTCAAGGGGTTGACCGTCTTTGGACGGGATAATGCTGATTTCAATATCCAAGGCACCGCGCCAAGCGCTTGACCCCCTTGCGCGATGCTGTGCCTCTTCGCTGACTCCGGTGTGGTGTACCAGTAGCACTGAGCAATTAAACTCACGCATGAGGGCTGCACAGGCGTCTAACATCCCTTTGGCGTCTTGGGCACTGTTTTCGTCGCCAAGTAAGAAACGGTGCAGGGTATCGACCACGATCATGGTCGGCGTGACGGGTAAGGCGCGGATCTGGTCAGAGACCTTCTGATACCCCTCTGGGGTGTTTAAGTCACAACCGGACTTTGAGAGCCACATATTGAGCTTAGAAGCTTGGTGTTTGTGCTTCCAAGCTGCAACCCGACCGCGCAAGCCCTGGTGCCCTTCGCCTGCCAGATATACGACTGCGCTGGGTTTGACCTTGTTTTCTGCCCAAATGGGCAAACCGGCTGCCATGTGCAACACCCAATCTAACACCACGAAGGTCTTGCCACCACCGCTCGGGCCATGCACCATAATCAGGGCCATTGCTTGAACCCAACGCTTAATTAACCAAGTGACGGGTTCTGGTTTGGCACTGAAATCATCGGCTGAGATGAGCCAATCGTCATTGGGTGGATTGAGCAACATCAACAAATCATTGCCGGCCTGAGCATAATCGTTTGCATCGCCTATGATGGGTGGCATGACGACTCTGGCACCATGCTTGGCACTCGCCTTGGTGGCCTCATTTAACCCAACGCCTGACATATCATTGTCCGCCACAATCACAATGTTCTGGGTGGCACCGTACTTGGTGCGCATGATGCCGGTCACGTTCGACAGGTTATTGGCACTGTACGCCACGCAAACCGCATCATTGGTCACTTCGTGGATGGTGGCAGCGGTGGCAAACCCCTCTGCTATGTACAGGGTTTGCTTAAGCTCACCAATCAACCAAAAGCGTGAGCCTGTCACCCCGCCTGTGTGATACAGCTTATTGCCATCACCATCAATGTATTGAAGGCTCGACAACTCACCCTCTTCAGAAAAAAGTGGCACAACTAAGCGACCATCGCCGGTCACTCTGGCACCATGGGTGGATATGCCCTTGCGCTTCAAGTACGGGTGGTCGGGGGAGGCTGGGGTACAGTTTGGCCAGATTAACTCAACCGTTTCAACGGCCAACTCATGCTTGCGCTCAAGCTCCGCGTCGCGCAGCTTTTTTGCCATTGCGATATGAGATAGCAACTTCATCTCATCGGCGGGCGTGTACTTGACGCCTGTTTCAGCGCGTTTTTGGCTAGTGAATCCCGCCTTCCAACACCCAAACACCAACACAGGGATGGGTTCCTCAAAACCAACGTACCAACCAGGCTTCTTGCGCTTGTCTTCATCGCTCGCAAAGCGGTGTATTTTGCCATCCAACACCAAATCTCTGGGGGCGTTTAGCCCTGCGTGAACAATGGCGTCAATGAACTGAACTTCGGGTGATGCAAGTGTCTTGTCTGCTGGGGGCGACCAATTGTCACCTAGTATTGCAGATAAATTGGTCATACCTTTTCCTCTTCTGCTCTCAAGCAACCATCACTTTTTACTTCAATCTCGTACTGCCTGCCAATTGGCGGGTACTCGCCCCATTGGTAGATGGTTTGTGGCCATGTCTTTAGGTCGTCTGCGAGTCGCTTGACACCGCCCCAATGGTCAATTGCTTCCTGTGTTTTCATGGCTTATCCAATTAAATTGAAAATACTTGTTGACACAATAACATTAATCATGCAATAATTCAATCAATCGCTAAACGGATACCCCAACAAGCGATCAACTTTAGGAGCCACAAATGGCTATCAATCTACGCAGTACCAAAGGTTTGCACGCCAACGGCGTGAAGCTACTTGTATACGGTAATGCCGGTTCGGGCAAGACGTCACTTATCCCGACACTGCCTAACCCTGTTGTGTTCTCGGCTGAGGGCGGCTTGTTGTCCATTGCTGATGCTGATGTGCCTTTTGTTGAGGTGTCTAGCTACGACACACTGATGGAAGCGTACAAGTGGGTAACGAGCTCGGACGAAGCCAAGCACTTTGAGTCGATTGCTCTGGACTCAATCTCTGAGATTGCTGAGGTGGTGCTTAACCATGAGAAGAAAATTGCTAAGGATCCTCGTCAGGCGTACGGTGCGATGCAAGAACAGATGTCTGACATCATTCGTGCGTTTCGCGATATTCCAAACAAGCACGTTTATTTTACGGCTAAGTGCGAGAAATCAACGGACGAAACTGGCCGCATTTTGTATGCACCTAGTATGCCTGGCAATAAGACTGGCCAGCAACTGCCTTACTTCTTTGATGAGGTGCTGGCACTTCGCGTTGAGAAGGATGCGGAGGGCGTGGCACAACGTGCGTTGATGTGCGACTCCGACGGTATCTGGCAAGCCAAGGATCGCTCTGGCAAGCTTGACACTTGGGAAGCACCAGACCTTGGTGCCATCATTGCAAAGATTGGGGGTTGATATGTTTGACGCTAACAAAGACTACTCATATGCCAAAGGTCATGGTTTGACGACTGTTAAAAGTACAAACCTTTACCAAAAATGGATCGACGCCAAGGAAGCCGAAAAGGCCGCAATGGACTTACGTCGTGCGCTTGAGGACGAACTGGTTGCCGAGCTTGGCATTGAGAAGACACTCGACGGTACTCAGAACATTGAGGCCGAGGGCTACAAGGTCAAGGTCGTGGGGCGCTTAGACCGCAAGGTCAACGCTGACAAACTCCAAGACTTGGCAGCAGAGCACGGTTTGACGCAGCACTTGTCGAGCCTTTTCCGGTGGAAGCCTGAAGTCAATGCTTCGGCATGGAAATCGGCTGATGCACTAATCACTACCCCGTTGCAAGACGCTATTACGACCACTAACGGTCGCCCATCTTTTACCATTACTAAGGAATAAACATCATGGCACAGTTACTCGAAACCTTTAGCGTTGATTCGCTGCCTACACCCACCAACAACTTTGAGCCATTACCGGCTGGGTGGTATACCGCAGTGGTCAACAGCGCTGAGATCAAAAACACTAAGGCTGGCACCGGTCAGTACATCGCAGTGCGTTATGACATCACAGGACCTACCCATCAGGGGCGCGTGGTGTTTGGCAATTTGAACATCAAGAACCCAAACCCCAAGGCCGAAGAGATTGGTCGCCAACAGCTTGGTGAGCTTATGCGAGCAATTGGCTTGACAACGGTGCAAGATACTGATCAATTGATTGGTGGCCAATTGAGCATCAAGCTAGACGTGCGCGAGTCTGAGCAGTATGGCGCATCGAACGACGTCAAGGGCTATAAGTCCAACGGTGCGGCGCCACCAGCAGTAGCGGCCAAAGCACCGGCCGCAGCAAAAGCAGCCCCTCCTTGGGTTAAGAAGTAAAACGACAACCCCCAGTTTAGCGGCTGGGGGTATTGGAAAACAAAATGAAAAAATTGCTTGTTTCTTTTAGCGGTGGTCGTACATCAGGCTATATGACGAAGATGTTATTGGACAAATACTCTGATCAATACGAGATAAAAGTCATATTTGCTAACACTGGCTTTGAGAACGAAGCAACTTTACAGTTTGTGCATGATTGCGATACGCACTTTGGATTCAATACAGTTTGGATTGAAGCAATTACGCATTCAGGCGCTGGGAACGGTATTACTCATAAGGTCGTCACATTTGATACTGCGTCGCGCAATGCCGAGCCTTTTGAGTCAATGATTGAGAAGTACGGCATTGCCAATATGCAATCGCCGCAATGCACCCGCAACTTAAAACGATATCCAATTGAACATTACATGAAATCAATTGGCTGGACAAAATGGGATTACGAGTTGGCAATTGGTATTCGCACGGACGAGGTGCGGCGGGTCAAAGATTCGGTTGATAGACAAGTCATATATCCATTAGTGCATTGGTTTCCCACTGACAAACAAGATGTGTTGGATTGGTGGGAAGACCAAGCGTTTGACTTGCAACTGCTAGAACATCAAGGCAATTGCAAAACTTGCTGGAAAAAAAGTTTTAACAAATTAATTATGTTACACAACGAAGACCCAAGCCAATTTGATTTTTTTGAACGGATGGAAAAACAATACCCAAGGGTAGGTGCTGAATTTGCAAAGTATGACGATGCTCCTGATCGCGTGTTTTTTAGGGGGCATACGTCGGTCAAAATGTTGCGCGAGATGGCAATTAAAAGTGCGGATGAGGATCGACGCGCACCACAGCAGTTAGACCTTTACCAAGACGGTGGTTGTTCCGAGTCTTGCGAAGTTTACACGACAGATTAAAAAAATGCCCCTGACCATAAGGTTGGGGGCAAAAGAACTAAGGAGTTGATACCATGAAGATACCGGAATCAGAATACACGATTCAAGCACTAATTGACAAGCACCATGAGTCAATTCAGCAAGAACCACGCCCCCACATGGGCGCGTCCCTGCTTGGTCATCCTTGCGACCGTTGGCTATGGCTATCGTTTAGGATGGCTGTGGTTGAAAAGTTCCCAGGGCGCATCCTGCGCTTGTTTAGGCGTGGCCAGAACGAAGAGGCACAAGTTGTGTCCGACTTGCGCGCTATCGGCATTAGCGTGCAAAAAACTGGTGCTAATCAGTCGCGCGTGGATTTTGGGTGCCATGTGTCGGGCAGTGTGGACGGAATCATTGAATCTGGGTTGCTTGAGGCGCCTAAAGCCAAGCATGTGTTGGAAGTTAAAACGCACGGCAAAAAGTCTTTTGATGACTTGGAAAAGAATGGGGTGGAGAAATCTAAGCCCCAGCACTATGTGCAAATGCAGATGTATATGGCTGGCATGGGCATTGATCGCGCCTTGTATTACGCAGTTTGCAAGGACGACGACCGCGTTCACGCCGAGCGGGTAAAGTTTGATAAGGATGTGGCACAAAAAGCCGTTGATCGTGGGCACCGCTTGGTCAAGTCCGAGCGTATGCCTCCACCGCTTTCGACCGACCCAACATGGTTTGAGTGCCGGTTTTGTGCCGCACATGAGTTTTGCCACAAGACTAAGCTGACCAAGGAAGTGAACTGCCGCACTTGTACTAACAGCACAGCGCGCGAGGACAGCACTTGGCATTGTGAGCAGTACGACGTGCCATTAGATTTTGATAATCAAAAGGCAGGCTGCGAGGCGCACATCCTGCACCCTGACTTGGTGCCGTGGCCACATAAAGTTAAGGACAATGTAATTACTTGGATCACACCCGAGGGCGACATCAAGAATGGCGTGAGCGATTGGGAAACTTTTACAAGCCATGAGATTGTGGTCAATCCTTCTGCTTGTGCCAGTGGTGATCGGTTTGTGGAAGATATGCGTGAGAACTTTGGTGCGAAGGTAATCGGATAATGGAGAACTTAAATGAGTTGGCTCTTTTCGCAGGTGCTGGTGGAGGAATACTTGGGGGACACCTTCTCGGATGGAGAACCGTCTGCGCCGTTGAGTGGGAACAATACCCAGCAAGCGTATTGTGCGCCCGACAAAATGACAAAATTCTCCCGCCTTTCCCGATTTGGGATGACGTACAAACCTTTGACGGAAAGCCGTGGCGAGGAATTGTTGACGTTGTATCTGGCGGGTTTCCCTGCCAAGACATTAGCGCAGCGGGGGGGGGGCGGGAATTACCGGAGAGCGTTCAGGTATGTGGCGAGAAATGGCACGGATTATTGGCGAGGTTAGACCTAGATACGTTTTTGTGGAAAACAGTCCAATGCTCACTATTCGAGGACTTGGAACTGTCCTTGCAGACTTGGCCTCAATGGGGTTTGATGCAAAATGGGGAGTGTTGGGCGCAGATGACATTGGGGCTTGTCACCATCGAAAAAGGATTTGGATATTGGCCTACACCAACGGCAACGGATTGGAAAGCGACGGGCAAATTAGAAACATTAAAAAGGCAAGGGGACAAAAACGAAGCGGGACATCAAAATCGTCCTCAATATCATTACGCCCGCAAATACAACATGAAAATGCCGTTGGCAGCGCAAGAGATATTGATGATGTGGCCGCTCGGGTGGACAGACTTAAAGCCATTGGAAATGGACAAGTTCCATCAGTGGCAGCAACAGCATGGGAGCTGCTTAGATAATGCTTCGTGACTACCAACAGCGCACGATAGACCAGTTATACGCTTGGTTTAACAAGACCCCAACTGGTAACCCGTGCCTGGTCCTCCCAACTGGGTCGGGGAAGAGCCACATTGTTGCGGCGCTGTGTAAGGACGCGCTGCAATCTTGGCCAAAAACAAAAATTCTTATGTTGACGCACGTTAAGGAATTGATTGTTCAGAATGCCGAGAAAATGAGACTCCATTGGAAGGGAGCGCCTTTGGGCATTTATAGCGCAGGGATTGGTAAGCGTCAATTAGGTGAGCCAATTACCTTTGCCGGCATTCAATCGGTTAGGACTAAGGCAGAACAACTTGGCCACGTTGACTTAGTAATTGTGGACGAGTGTCACCTAGTGAGCCACAAGGACGAGGGCGGATATCGAACCCTTTTAAACGACCTACAAACGATTAATCCCAGTCTTAGGGTGGTAGGGCTGACTGCCACGCCATACCGCCTTGGGCACGGTTTAATCACGGATAAGCCAGCATTGTTTGATGCATTGATTGAACCAATTAGCATTGAGGAATTGGTTTATAAAAAATATTTGGCGACGTTGCGCAGTAAAGTGACGTCCGAGCGCTTTGACGTAAGTGCCGTACACAAGCGTGGTGGCGAGTATATCGAGGCTGAGTTGCAAGCCGCGGTAGATAACCAAGACAAGAATATTGCGGTTGTGCGTGAAGTCATCAAACTTGCCGCTGACCGCAAAGCTTGGCTATTCTTTTGCGCTGGTGTCAAACACGCGCAGCACGTCTGCCAAGAGCTAATTGACCAGGGCGTTTCTGCCGCCTGTGTGACAGGCGATACCCCCAAGGCTGAGCGTGACCGGATGCTGACCGAGTTTAAGGCCGGACGCATCCGTGCGCTGACCAATGCCAATGTGTTGACTACAGGTTTTGATTACCCAGACATTGACTTGATTGCCATGCTACGACCGACCATGAGTGCGTCGCTCTATGTGCAGATGGCAGGGCGTGGGATGCGCCCCAAGAGTCACACCGATCATTGTTTAGTGCTTGACTTTGCGGGAGTGGTTGAGATGCACGGTCCAATCACCAACGTGCAACCACCCAAGAAGGGTGGGTCTGGCGAGGGTGAGGCACCGGTAAAAGTGTGTGATGAATGCCATGAGATTGTGCATATCTCTGCTAAGGTTTGCCCGAACTGTGGCCATGAATTTCCGCCAACGGCAGAAAAGAAACTGGTGCTACGCCAGGACGACATCATGGGGCTGGAGGGCATGGACATGCTTGTGACCGATTGGCATTGGCGCAAGCACATCAGCCGTGCTAGTGGCAACGAAATGATTGCGTTGACTTATTATGGTGGCTTAACTGACCCACCGATCACAGAGTACCTACCGGTGCTTAATCAGGGCTTTGCGGGTAACAAAGCCATTCAATTGTTGCATGACATTGCACGTCAATCTGGGGCAGTACTGTCTGGTATTGATCAGGCGGTAGTGCCGTTGACATATTTAGTTGCACAGATGAATGAATCGGATCCACCTAAGTTAATTTCTTACAAGCGTGATGGCAAATTCTACAAGGTGGTGAAACGAATATGGTGACTTCAGAACACCTAGAACAAGCCCGCCTTGTCATGTGGTTTCGCCGCACATATCCGGATACATTAATCTTTGCCATTCCTAACGGTGGGATGCGCTCCAAGTCGCAGGCTATGAAGCTGAAGGTCGAGGGCGTCGTGCCTGGCATTCCTGACTTGTTCGTGCCCGAGTGGAAACTGTGGATTGAGATGAAAAAGGTCAAGGGGGGCAAGATATCGCTTGAGCAACAAGCTATGATTGATTACTTACAAAGTGTTGGATATTCTGTTATTGTGGGACTTGGTGCTGAGGATGCCAAAGCACAAATATTGGAGAACCGCAATGAATGAACCGAAAGACCACTTTGTAACAATCAGGATGCCGATTGAATTGTTTAAAGTAATCAAGGAGCAAGCCGACAAACAGACACGCTCAATAAGCCGGCAGATCATTCACCTAGTTAAAGTTGCGCTGGAAGCGAAAACTCTATGAGCTACCTCGTCTCATCGTTGCCCCCATTAAAATGCTTTGTGCGCCGAGAGTTTCTGTATAACTTTGAGGAGCGCGTCACATGACCAAACCCGAAAACTGCGGTTCAGGGTTTTGTAGTTGCATCGAATGCCTATACCCAGAGCCCGTCGCTTGGCGCAAGAAAGTCAGCGGCGTTTGGCATTACTTTGACGAATCAACCCCTTTCCCTTTCGACGATTGTGAGCCACTATATGAAAAACCTTGAAACACTCGCAGACATTGTGCGTGAGCAACAGGCGCGCGACTACGCCCAAGGGTACGCACACCCCATTAAAGGCGTAGACGCCATCCTAGAGGAGCGCGGCCGCCGCTACGGTCTATTTAAAGACCTAGCTGCTATGTCGCAGACAATAAAAGATATGATGAAACAAGAAGAAGGCTGGGCAAGACTCGCCCCCGATCAAAAGGAAGCGCTTGAGGTAATTGCTCAGAAGATTGCCCGCATCTTGAATGGCGACCCCGACTACGCCGATTCGTGGATCGACATTGCGGGCTATGCTAAATTGGTCGCAGACAGACTAGAGGGGGTTATCAGATGAA